GACCTATATTGCAGATACACGAATCCTGCGGTAACTTAATACATAGTCTCATTAACTGGGGACACAAAGGTAAGCAGGACGAAGCATTAAAGGACTTCGTTGATTTAATTAGATACTTACGGATGCACAACTACGGATACGGGCCTGACTTTGTTGCACAAAATCAAATGACAACAACCCGTAGAGGAAATGGAGGATACTAATGGCTAAGAAAAAACTTACAGCACTAGCTGAGGAATACAATCAACCTTTGGAAAAGATGCGTGACATTGTTTCGATGTACCTAGACGAAGATATGGTAACTGGTCGCGGAAAGAACACTTGGATTGATGAGCGCGGGCAAGCCATTATTGACGATTGCGTGCCGATGCCAGCACAGCAAGAAGGGCCTGAAGTCTATCGGGGTCAAGTGCTTAACGAATGTCCGAACCCAATGTTCTTGTGGGTTCACCACCGTGACCGAGCGTGTAAGGTTGCAGTCAAAATCCCTAAGCGTATGCAGGGAAAACTGCTCGATAAGATTATTTATTTTGAAGAAATACACGATGGTGATAAAGTAAATTATAACTGGGTAAAAAAATAGTTGTAACCCGTGATACAATAGACATTAACGATGCCAGAAGATTTCATTTCAGACGACCTTACTTACGTAGGTAAAGCCCCGAACGTATCCTCTTTGCGCTATGCGTACGAAGAAACAGTAACTGAACTAGAGAGTTACTTTGACTTGTGCCGAACTAGCTACGATGATCGTCGGAACTGGTGGCCTGGCAAAAGCCGAGACCTTCGCAAGCACGGAGCAGATGCTTTTCCTTGGGAGGGTGCTTCGGATATGGAGTCCCATGTGATCGATGAGCGCGTTACTAAACTTGTATCATTGTTTGTATCCTCTATTCAGCGAGCCAATGTTCGGGCATTTCCTGTAGAGGTCGGCGATATTGGACGTTCTAAGGTTGTTTCAAACTTTATGAAGTGGATGGTATCATCTGGTTATATCCCTCGTTTTCACAGGGAAATGGAACTGGGTGCTAACTACCTGCTTGAACGGGGAATCTTAATTACTTATGTAGGCTGGCACCGTGAGGATCGTCGGTTCTTGCAGAAACTTGACTTAAACCAGATTGCACAGATTTCACCAGAAATAGCAGAAGCTGTTCTGGATGGAACCAATGATGATGAGCTGGTTGAGTTAATGAAATCCACTTTTGGCGGTGTTACTAACAAGAAAGCTAAGAGAGCCTTAAAAGAACTACGAAAGAATGGAGCTACAGAGCTTCCTGTTGTTCGCCGCCAAATTGATGCTCCAGAGGTAAAAACACTAGCTCCCGATGGGGACTTCATGTTTCCTCCTTACGTAACTGATCCACAACGCGCACCCTATTGTTTTTGGCGTACGTATTATACGGCTCAAGAATTAGAAAACAAAGTTGTTACCGACAACTGGGATGAGGACTTCGTAGAACATATTATCAGTCACTACCGTGGAGTAAACATTGATTCCATTGAGCGTGAGCAAGAGGGTCAGCGTTCTACTAGCCTTACGGATAATGCATACGAAGCCAATGAACTGATTGAGCTTGTGCATAGTTACCAGCGTCTTGTTGATCCAGAAGACGGATCCGAGGGTATCTATGAGACGGTATTCCATAAGGCGTTTGATGGGGACGATGCAAGGGGTATCCCGGGGTATGCTAAGTTTGAACTAATGAACGGATACGAGGACTACCCCGTTGTAGTCACTAAGCTATCCGAGGACTCCAAGCGTCTGTATGATGCACAGACCATTCCTAGTGTTCTACGTGGAATACAGCACCAAGTAAAGGTAGAGCGTGACTCCCGCATCGATAGGAACAGCTTGGCTACGCTACCTCCAATTATGCACCCAGTGGGCAATGCGCCCAAGGATTGGGGGCCTGGTCGCATGGTTCCGTATCGCCGCAAAGGAGAGTTTGAGTTCGGCCCCACCCCAGCTTACAACGCAGGTTCCCGTGAGATTGAACAAACAATGGAGCGTCAAGCAGATGCGCTTGTTGGATTGGACTTCGATGATCCAATTAGCCAAATGCGCCGTCAGTTCCTAGTGGATAAGTTCCTTAGCCACACGGCAGAAGTTCTTCGATTAGCATATCGCTGCTTCCAACGGTTTGGACCCGACAGTATTTTCTTTAGGGTCACAGGCTCACCAGATCCTCAAATGTTTGACAAGGGCAATCCTGATGAAAACTTCGACATTCTTATTAGCTACGACGTTCTTAATTCAGATCCAGAAGCTCAGGAAAAGAAGCTTAATCAGCTTGTTTCTCTTACACAACTTGATCGTAATGGCCGAATCAGTATTGATAGACTACTTGAGGTGGCTGCAAGTAGCATCGACCCAATGCTCGCGGATGCTGTCCTCCAGCCAGCTGAAGAAGCTCAGGAACAAGTAGTCAAGCAAGTTACTGATGACTTAGCTAAGATCTTTGCGGGTATCGAAATGCCAGCGCGTCCAAACGGAGCACAGATTGCAATGCAGGTTATTCAGCAATACGCATCCCAACCAGACGTAGCTAATCGATTGCAGCAGGATGAAGCATTTAGCGCACGTCTTGAAAAGTATGCTGGACAGTATACATTCCAGATGCAACAAATGCAGAACGCTCAGATCGGTCGAGTAGGAACAGCCCCAGCACAAATGGGTGGAGTTCAAACTCAAAATATACAGCAGTAACATGACACCTGAGCAGTTCAAGAAAAAGCGATACGAAGACTGGCAGGCTAAAAACTTTGCTCACTTCTTAAAAGAATATGAGGGGTTTGATGAAGTAGCCAGAAAGGGAAGCCACGAGGATTACTTAACTATTGGTCACGGTCACTATGGCCCAGACGTAAAAAAGGGACAAAGGATTACTAAAGAGGAAGCGGATGCCCTACTGAGGCAAGATGTTCGCGAAAGAATGCCAAAGATAAAAAAGCTAATCCCTAAGTTTGATACCTTTCCCATTAAAGCTCAAATTGCATTATTCGGCGAATACTATCGTGGTTCATTAGGTGGAAGTCCAGAAACAGTAAAGCATATAAACAAAGGGGAGTTTAACGAAGCAGCCGTTGAGTTTTTAAATAACGAAGAATACAAAAACCGAGTTAAGTTAAATCGTCCTGGGATTGGTCCGCGCATGGAAACGGTCTCTTATTATTTAAGGGAAATGGGTAAATAATTTATGGAAGAAGATATTAAAGCACTAAGCCAGCATGAATCATTTGCTCGGTTCATTCAGTCAATTGAATCCGCTCGTGAAGAAGTAATTAGTGACCTTGCAGGCGCACCTTCCGAGCAAGTCCAGCAGTTAGCTGGTAGAATTTTAGCATACGACGACATCCTTAAAATGGTGGACTGGAGTGCTCTTCGGAGAGTTCACCAAGAAAGGCTTGTATAGTATGTTACAATAAATTTATCGCAATCATCCAGCGTACACGGATGGACAAAATATGACAGATAATCACTCAACCGATATCGCCGAGTCGGAACCAAGTTCGGTGGCTACAAATATATCAGTGTCCGAGTTAGCCGCTCGGAGACTAGGTGGAAATCAGGCACCACCTCAAGAAGAAGCTCCAGAGCTTCAGGAGGAGGAGCCCGAAGTTCTACCGACTGAATCGGAAGAAACCGAAGAATTTGCAGAAGAATCAGATGAGAGTTCTGAGGATGAAGTAAGTTCAGAGGAATCTTCAGAAGATGTTCTTTCACAGATTGACTTAGACGAAATGTCAGAGGAAGACCTGCGGGAACTTGGAAAGAAACTTGGAAGCAAAGCTGTAGAGCGGTTCGGGAAACTGACTGCTCAACGTAAGGCCGCTGAAGAGGAACTAGCCAAGCTCCGAGCAAGTATTGCTGCGTCAGAAAATGATCCACTTAAGCCAACGCAGGAGGTTAAAAATAACCCCTACGCTAACTTAGATACTATTGAAGCTATTCAATCGAAGGCTGAAGAAGTAAATGGAATCATTGAATGGGCAGAAGATGTCTTGTTCAACGCAGATGGTTATGGCCCCGATGATTACGTAACAGAAGTTGAAGGTAAAGAATTGACAAAAGCAGAAGTGCGAAAAAGCCTACTTAACGCGCGGAAGAGCCGCGACAAGTTTTTGCCAGCTCAACTTAAAACTGTTCAATCCGTTTCACAAGGCAAGCAACTCAAAGAAGCTTTTAATGCAAGAGCACAAGAGGAACTTAGCTGGATGACTGGAGAGGACAATGATGTTCGTAAGCAATACGAAGCCATCGTCTCTGACCCGCGTTTTGCACAACTTGATAAAGCTCTACCGCCAGAAATTTCTGCGCAGTTGCCATACCTTATGGCTCATGCTGCTAACAGTCTGTATGGACGCAAGCTAGTCAAGGAAAGCAATACGCCAGCTACGGGTGCTCGATTGACACCACCAAAGCAACCAACAGGTTCTTCGGCACAATCCGAGCGCAAGGTAAGTCCACAAGTCAAGAAGTTGAAGAACATTGAAAGTCGGTTCAAACAATCAGGCAATAAGAGTGATTTCGTAACTCTCAGAACCTTGCAAATGCAAAACCGATAACCCTATATAATATACTACAATGTCATTCTCTAATACATATGATGCAACCAATCCAGGGTCGGCTGTTTCCAACCGCGAGGACCTGACTGATGTCTTGTCTATCCTTGCGCCCGAAGAAACGCCAATCCTTTCGTCCTTAAGCAAAAAGAAAGCTAACGCTACTTTTGTTGAGTGGACTGTCGATGCCCTCGATGCGCCTAGTACTTCTGGTATCCGTGAAGGTGCTGACGTTTCTACGTTCACCGACAAGTTTGCTGGACGTGCTCGTCTTGGCAACTACATCCAGAAGTTCCGCCGCGACTACCAAGTTTCCGACCTCCAAGAGGCCGTTGACAGCGTAGGACCAGCTAAAATTGCTCAAGCTGAAGCCAAGAGCATCCGTGAACTTAAGCGCGACATCGAAGCAACTCTTGCTTCTGCCAATGACCGTGCTGTAGAAAACGGAACGGACACCGCCTACGGACTCCGTGGACTTGGTGACTGGCTTGATTCTGCTGGCCCAGCCGATGTTCCTGCTGGTTTCCGCACTCCTGCTGCAAGCATCTATACTGCTGCTGAAGCTGCTGTAACTGAGTTCGGTGAAGAAGCACTTAACGACATCATCACAAGCATCTTCGAGCAAACTGGTTCGACCAATGATCTCATGCTTGTTGCTGACACTGGTCTTCGCCGTGTAATCAGCGACTTCGCTCGTACTTCTGGTTCCGCTGACAACAGCGTTCGCCAGGTGAACTACGAAGGTGGCTCTGGTGAAATCACACTGCGCGTTGACATGTATCAAAGCGACCACGGTGTTGTTTCGATCATCAACGGTAATCCTTCTTGCATGCCTAACTTTGGTGGATCGACTGCTAACTCTAGCGGTTATCTCATCAATCCTGAGTATGCAGGTATCCACGAACTTATCGCCCTTGGTAGCACTCGTCTGCCCAACCAAGGTGGTGGTGAGCGTGGTTATGTTGATTGCGCCCTGACCCTCGGTGTTTACCACCCACAGGCTCACGGTCTCATCCAAGACGTTACCTGATTGATTTACTGGTTGGGGGGCTTCGGCCCCCCGCCTTTTAATCTATGACTCAAATTATTACAAAGTTACCCCGATACTCGGATGGAGAAGTGGATCGCGCTTTTATGCGTGAAATCCAAAACGGTTTTAAGCTTGAAAAGCAAACCGAAAAAGAACGCATCAAGGATGTTGTTCAACAAAGTAAGGTATTCCGAGGTAAAGAACACCCTGTATTGGGTCGTCCTATTGCTAGCATGCCTGCCCGTGATTTCTTTCGATTGACACAAAAATATGGGCACAAGGAGGTTCACTCCAAAGAATTTATAAAATACTTCCAGAAGAAGATGCCTGAATTGGCACCCAATCAACTTTAATGAAAAATCGCACTTACGAAGATTTATTGACTTTAATTCGCTCTCTGTCTGGTGTTGGTAACTTTACCACCGAAGAACAGACATCGATTTTAAGTTTCGTAAATCGCCGAGCTTACGAGGCTTATAACATGAGCCAAAGCTGGCCGCGATACATTGTAGTAGGTGAAGAACGCGCAATCAGTTCAAACCCAGAATCTACTATTCCATTTGAGCAAGCTGGGAAAAATGACATCCACGAGTTTATTCGCATCCATAGATCCAAGCCGTTCCTGCGAAACTCAGCACTGGAGTTTGACTTCTACGTTGACAGCTTTGGTGCTCACATTTTAAACCTAACTACAGCAGATGCTAGTTCTGCATTTGTAACCTACAAGAAAGACCTGGGTCAGTTTACGGCTGTTTCCACTGATATCCCTAGTGAGTGGTTTGCATTTATTGCGCACAGTGCGTACGCAGACTTCCTTCGCATGGATGGTCAACACGACAAAGCCCTTACTGAAGAACAGGTTGCGCAAAACTACATTGCCATGGAATTGGAAAAAGTAGACAATATGTCGAACAATAACATTCCACTTAAACGATTCTCAACTCATACCTCTAGACAAGCACGATAAAATAAAAGTATGTCCAAATCACGTAACAACGCATTAGAGTTTTCTTCGGTAGGCTCGATTATTATTGACTCAGCAGCAGCTGGCAACTTTGGTGCAATTCAAGTTCTCCAGGATGCTACGATTAGTGGAATTGCTGGGGAGTCCATCACCAACATCACTAAGCTTCAGTCAACCTTTTCGACTGGAGTAGTGCTCTACGGTAAGTTTACCTCCGTAACACTTAGCAGCGGCCTTGTAGCACTTCACAAGATCTAGTATGCACTTAAGCCTTAAGTCTGGACTTGGGAAACTTCAGGGGTTTCTGAGTCGCGTTCTTTCTGGGCGTGTATTAGATCTATTTGGATCCTTCACACAGGACGATACAACTGTATCTGATACTAGCGGAGAGGGGAATAATGCAACGCTTTACAGTGGGCGTTATGTTGCTACTGACGGCGTGGCCGATAAAGGCATCCAAGCAAACGTCACAGCAGCAGGAAGTGCGGACTATTATTTGACAGGGAAAGTGCGGCCAACGGGCACAAGCTGCCGCGTGCAAATCAACGACACGGCGAGCGGTGAGGACGACATCACTGGCCTAACAAGTGGAGTGTGGCAGGACTTTACGAGCGCAACATTTAGCGCACAAACGGCCAGCAACGTCGCAATCGGATGGTCAAACAATAGCGGCTTTTTAGCAGTGGCTTGTGACTGGTCGGACGTTCGCCTCATTAACGCAAGCACGGGGACAACTGTAGCTCGCTGGCAGCTCAACGAATCCGCAGACGGCGACCTAAACGGCTACCCTGCGCTGGACTCCGTGGGCGGGTATCATGGCACGCATACGAACTGTTCTGGTGGAACGGGTGAGACTACCATCCTGCAAACTGCGGGGATGGATTGGAATAAGGACACTACAACGTATGCTGGTAAGACAATCTTAGTTCCTGAATCCGACACCACCGCAGGCCAAGACGCGCTTGGCAATGCGATTGCGGAGCCAAGACCAACA